ATGTTTAGATAATCAATAAAGATAATATCTGGTTTGAAAGATTTCTTGATTGCAAGTTCTTTCAGTAGTCCTCTGAAATGTCCACTATGGGCAGATGCAGTTGGATACTCTTTTATAATTAGTTTACCTTTTGCTTTCTTTTGTAATCTTGTAATCTTATCATCAAACATTTTCTTAGGTAGTTCATGTAAATCTGGTATGCTGATATTCATCATATTAGCATCTATTCTTTCTGCAATTCTTTCTTCTGCCATTTCTAATGAAATGTATAAAACATTCTTTCCTTGTGATAAACAGTTTGCAGCTTGATGACACATAAACAATGATTTACCGACACCTGTTCCAGCAAGTGCAATGTTCAAAGTCTTAGGTGGAAGTCCACCTTTAGTAATCTTGTTAAAGAATTCTAAGTCAAAAGGAATCCTTTCTTCTTTGTGATGATAGTAATCAAATCTTGATTCAGAATCTTCTAGGTAATCGTGTCCAACAGAATTATCAAACGAAACTGCAAGAGCCTCAGTTAAAATGTGTGGGATTGCTTCTGGTGTTTTATCTTTAGACTTACCATCTATAATACCAATACCCTCTACGATTGCATTATAGATTGCTTTATCTTTGACAAACTTTTCTGTAGTATCTACTAACCAATCAAAATCTATAGTTTCTTTTTTGAGAGTTTTAATTATCTCAACAATCTTTGTATGTTCTACATCATTTAAATCTTTTCTTGTACCTACTTCAATCTCTAATGATGTTTGAGTTGGTATCTTATTATACTTGTCTACAAACTTTTGTATCTCATCAAAGATTATTCTTTCTTCTTTAACATCAAAGTATTCTGGTTTTATAAATGGTAAAACCTTTCTAGAATATTCTTCGTTATTTAAAAGATTAGTTAGAGTTGTCCTTTCTATTGTCTGATTCTGCATATTGTTCCTCAATTATATCTACTAAAATGTCACCTATAAGATTCATAAAATCTTCGCCAAATTGTTCTTTTGGTATTGAATTATTATCTATAATATCAAATTCAAATTTAAATGGCATATTACCATCTTCTGTTTCTTCACCAAGTGAAACTTCTCCATACTTATAAATTACACCAGCAAACTTTCCACCTTTAAGACCAATACAAGTTTGGTCTTGTGTTTTGGCTTCTACAAAAACATATGATTCTTTAATGTTAGACATAATGTAAATAAGTCTGCATTATATATTTTGCTTCCTTTATTGGTTTTGTTCCAGCATGTAGCCACGGCCACATAGGTGGAAACATTAACATACTACCTTTCTTACATTCAGCATATTTGTCTAACTTTGGAAATGTAGTTTTGCCTTCTTCATTATCTGAAAGATAGATAAAGAAAACTAAAAATCTTGTAGATGTTGGTTTTGAATTTACATCTACATGTGGTCTAAATTCATCATGGTCATTTGGCATATATCTTTTTAAACGAATAGGTTCCCAAATATATTTACTTGGCATTTGTTGTGGTGTAACATTTGTATCTTTTAAGTAAGTTGTAAAACCATTTGTAAAAACTTCTGTAAATTGTTCTATCTCTTTACTCCAAATCTGAGGTGCCTTTCCCATATTCAGTTGTGTAAAAACCATTCCTCTATCATCAAATGATTCATGTTGACTTTCAAACTGTTCAAACTTACTAACGATATTATCACAAGTTTCTGCATCAAGTGTATCATCATATGTTTTAATTAAATCTATCATTTTTTTATTGTCCAATCTATTGCTATTCTTTTTTTGTTTGTAAATATGTCTTGTGCCTTATGTGGCACTCTTGGGTCAAATACTATAAAGTCACCTGGCTCTGGTGAGTGTAAAATACCACCGTGTTCAAATCCACCACCCCAAGATTTTTTCCAATCTGAATTTAGTATTCCTAATACTTTAATGATTGGCGTGTCTTGTAGTTCATCTTTTTCATGGTCTGTATGTAAGTTATCTTCTCTATGTTCATCTTTCATAGAGATACCGCAAAACAAAAGGTCTAGGGGAACATTCACATTTTGTTTTTTTGCAGTTTCATGAATCATCATTAATAAACTCATAGACACGCCGCCCAAAAATTTATCATGCATTGTGTTACCTTGTATAACATTTATCTTTGCATGTTTATCTTCAAATGGTTTACCCATTGGATAATTAAAGTTCCATTTATCAGATTTTGTAATTTGATGTTTAAAGAAATCTAAAAATAAAGGTGAACAACAATTCTTAACTATCGTTGCCATACTTAAACTCTTTTAATGCAACTTCTTCTAATTTTTCCATAACCTCTTTTGTGAAATATTTTTCTGGGTCATTGTTAATTGTTTTAGCATATTGTTTACTACCATCTGGTAATTCAATACGAGTGGATACTTGTTTGAAGATTCCATATTGTACAGCCAAGTCAAGTAATCCATAATACTTATCAAGTCCTTTATCATAAGTTAATAATACATCAACCATTTTATTTTCCATAGTTAATCTTGACTTATGGTTTTTACAATGAATGATATTACCTATGACTTCTGTACCATCTTTAAATTTTTTCTTTGAAAGATAGATGATACTTGAAGCAGCATATTTTAATCCACTACCACCACCCATTTCTTTTTGAGGGAACATTGAACCAATCACATCATATGTATGATTCGTTACAACCATTGGTACTTTTGCTTTTCCAAGTTTTAAAGTTAAAACTCTAAATGCAGCTTTGAGTATTTGTGCTCTTGACATATCTCTAGTTTCTTTTCCTGCCTCTGTATCTTCTACTTCTTTTGTAGTTGATAACATACCAAGTGAATCTAAACATATAAAGAGTGGTCTTCGTATATCTACATCTTGTTGCATGTATCTATCTAATACTTTTAATGCTTGATGTCTAAACTCTTGTACAGTTGTTACTGGCATTATCACCATTCTGTTTGCATCTATACCTCTATCAACAACCATCTGTTTTGTGATTGCACTTTCTGATTCAAAGTATACAACACCAGAATTTGGATTTTGGTCTAGAAAGTTTTTGACCATGCCCATGAGAAAGAAAGTTTTACCTGTTGCACTTTCTCCTGCCAGAGCAGTTATTTTATTTTGTGGAAGTCCACCATAAAGTGAACCAGAGATGAGAGCATTAAATATATGAGAACCTGTATCTATAAAGTTCTCTACATCTCCAGCCTCTACGCCATCTGAAACTATTCCTGCATATTCGTTACCCGTTTCTTTGATAACATCTTTTAAAAAGTCATTCATTTTTTTTCCCCTACTTAATTGCAATTGCACCAACGAACATATGATTACGCCAGAATGGTTGAGAAGTTTTAAATCCAGCACATTCTAACATACCTTCTAACTCTTTCCAAGTATTAGGTTTTAACATGTTCCTTAATGTTTTTTCTTTTTCTAAAATATCTGATGCTTCGAAATGTTTTCTTTTATAATCATAAAAATTAAAAGTTATCATTTCTTGTAATCTTGAATCATCACAAACTGTTTTTTCTGCAAAGATAAAAGCACCACCATGATTTAGTCCATTGTATATATTTTGTAATACATTAAATCTATCTTTTCTAGGCATAAATTGTAATGTAAATATTGATGTCACTAAACTACAATTTTCAAATTTGTAATTACGAACATCTTTCTTTTCAAAATTAACATTTGCCCAATCATATTCTTTTTAATTCTTTCATGTCTTGCGTCAAGTTCTGTGAAGAAACTAGGAGCAAGTTCTATACCAACATAATTAGCATACTTACAAAATGATTGATTACCTTTTACAAAGGCCTCTGTTAATTTTCCTGTAGAACAACCGATATCAATTACATTCGTTTCATCTTCTACAAAGTTTCTAGATAAACTAATTACATCTTCTAGTAAGTTTGTATATCCACGAATTGAATGTTCAATATGGTCATCAAAACCTTCTTCTCTTTGAGCGAAGGTAAAGTCATAATTTTTAGACATAATTAATACTCCAATTTATGTGCCAGTATATCTGGTTCAACAAGTTTTGTCAACACTTTTATTGTATGGTTCTATCACATTCTTATAGACAGCTTCAGCAATGGCCTTCATCATTAATGATGGTACCATTCTTCCACATCTCTCTATCTTTTGTGACATAGAACCAGTTACTTTAAAATCATCTGGTAAAGCCATTATACGCTTTATCTCATTAATTGTTAATCTTCTTTTTTCTATAAAATGACATACATCTGCATTTGTTGTAATTGTGGGTGCTGGATGGTGTCTAGACATTTTCTTAACATTGAAATGCCATCCTTTTGGATGAAAGTCATTTCCACCTAATACTTTGTCTGGGTCATCTGGCATCAGAGATGCCGTATCTTTATAGTGTGCAGAATTTAACCAAGTGTCTGTACACCATTTAACTTCTTCTTTATCTAATTCTAAATCCTCTAGTGCCTCTCCTGCTGTTACTACTTCTTTATTCTCTTGTGGAAAGATACTAGCAATGTTCATAAATGTTAATCCTATGGCCTCTGTGACATCCTCACGGACTGCTATGAAGATAACTCGCCTTCTAGACTGTGGTACTCCAAAATGTGATGCATTCAAAATCTTATATGATACATCATAACCAATTTTTTCAAATGTATTTACAATCTCATTTAATTTTAGCTTGGCTTCTCCCGCCAATAAGCCTGCAACATTTTCGCCTATGATTACTTTAGGTTTAATTTCTTCTGCAACTCTAAGATATTCAAAGAATAAGTCTTCTATGTTTTCTACTACTTTATTGTCTGAATACTTTTTAGTTTTACCCCAACCATCAGAATGTTTTGAACCAGACTTTCCTAGTGTACCACACATTGAAAAAGCAGAACACGGTGGGGAACCATCTAATATATCTAGTTCACCTTTTTGTATTCCAGCAGTTTCTAAAAAGTCTTTACCTGTAAGTTCTTTTATATCATCAGGTAGTATTTTTGTATCTGGGTAATTTTCTTTGTAAGTAATTCTTGCTTGTTCTACAAACTCATTTACACAAAGTATATTTCCACCTGCAAGTCTATAACCTGTAGATGAACCACCACCGCCAGCAAAGGTAGATATGACACTAAACTTATTTTGTGCCGATGCTTCTTTTACATCTTTTAAATTATACTTTGAATATTTCATATTAAAAATCTATACATCTTCCTTTTGATTCCCAATCATTATAACGAGTAGGTTCTAAACCATCTTTTCTTCCACCTATTTCTTTAGGGTTTTTTTTATAGTATGGTTTCAATACTTTTTCATAAATTGATTCTGCAATTGCTTTCATCATAAGTGGTGGTACCATTCTGCCACATCTTTCTGACTGTTGATTAAAACTACCTGTTAGTTTAAAGTCATCAGGTAATGACATCATTCTTTTTGTTTCTTTAACTGTAAATGTTCTTGGTTCATGCCAGTGCATTGCTCCACCTGTTGCTGTAATTGTTGGAGCAGGTTTATGTC